CGGCGGTTCTTAAGATAACACATTCCATAACACCGTGAGTCGGCTTTACAAGCTTCCCAGAATATAAAGAATAATCTGTTTGCTTCCCTAAAGTCTGGTTTCCCAACATCAATCTTGGAGTGCTGCAAGTACATAAAGTGAGTACCAGTAATGTAAGTAGCCACATCTCTATTATTAAACCAATGGCCTTCTTCTCTTTTTTTGAATTGTTCATCTATATATGGCTCCCATTTTTCCTTAAAGTTATCTGGATAATCTCTCCATTCAAATACATTTTGTATTTGTTTTAATTCCTTTGGAAATTCCTCTGGAATCCACTTGTCTTTAGAGCTATCTATTTTTGTAGGAAGTTTTGGTAAAGCTATTTTTAAGTTTTGTATCTCGTATATTTCACCTATTTGACCAGTCTTAGATATAACAACAATATCGTGTTCTTTGTTATATCCATAAACCCATTTCTTAGATTTGTTTAACCTAGTTATTGTATTGCTTTTTATAGGTGAAATCACCTTATATAAAGTTTGTTCGTACATTACCTAGATCTTTTTTCAGCAAACCCGCTAAAGGTTTTTTTCTTAGCTTCTTCTTTTGGCTTATCAAGCAATAAGTTTTCTTCTTGCTGTATTCTAGTAAGTATTTCAAACGCATCAAATATTGCTAGCTTTTTAGTAGCCGCCGCATTTTTAAGTCTGTCAGCTGATATATCATCGTCTGAATCTACAATAGCCTCTTTTGCAACCTTAATTAATTCTTCAACTGCTTTGTGTCCAGCTTGGATTATATTCTTCTTCGTTTCCTTGATATTCATATTTGATTAAAATTAAATGGCTAGGCACTCTGTAAAGTCTTTCCTTTTCTATAAAAAATTCATATTCAAGCCCGGGTTTAAATCCAATTAAAGATTCTTTTTCAACAGTGCCGTCAGAGTATTTTACAATTCCTATATTCTTTTTTTCAAAATCAATAGAAAACATTTTATCTTCCTTAATTGGTTTTACAAAACAATAACCTTCAATACAATTCCATTTCCCGTTTCGCTTATATGCGAAAACCTGGTCAGGGGCTAAAAAATACTCATCTTCTTTAAAATAACTGCGGCTATTTTTTTCATTACCTCTTACGTCATAAAATCTTCTAAATACATTATGATGTACAATAACCTCGTCTCCTACTCTTATTTCTGTGTCTAAAGCTAAAGGTGTTTTTTTAACAATGCCTAATCTGCTTACATAATGATGATTTTGAAGTTCCGTATTTAACATAAGTTCAGAATCATTTACTTTTTTAATACCAGTAGTCCGCTTTGCTCTTGGAGATATTATAAAATTAAAAATACTATTCATTAATATTCTAAATTATATTCAACAGCCACCGCCATATTCTTATTGAAGTCTTTCCACGGCAATAGCTCGCCACCTTTTTTAATATAAATAGAATACTTATCTTCTTCCTCTAATATATTATCTATAGTATGCCCGCCATATACTTCTTGGCCTACCGAATAGTGCATAGCGTCATTTTTGTAATCGCGCCCTATGCTAATCTTCCTTATCAGTTGCATCTTCTTTAATTTCCCCGGTGTCAATATTAACGGTAATTTCCCCGTATATTTCTTTTAAATTTTTTTGCACAGATTCTAAATCTGATACCGCCGCCATTGTTGCGTGAAGCAAATCGTGCTTTTGAAGTTCTAATCCTCCTATTTGAATTTGAAGTTTGTTAACCTTGTCTACCTTAGTTCTTAAATCCTCAAGTTCTTGTTTTTTTAATTTTGCCATTTTATTTAATTTGATTATTTGTAATTGATTTTGCTTTTTCCCAGCTTCTTCCCACAAAGTAAGCCCCGTATACTGTAACAAGAAGAGTTTGGAATATAGGAATATACTCTTCTGCAATTTTAAATTCACCTATGTTGCCGTCAAAGAAAGCGCAAACAGTAAATATAACAGTCAAGTATATTAACACCATAGGGCGGATGTTTTTTGATAAAAATGAATCAGACTTCATATCCGACTCCCACCTTGCGGTTACTTGCTCTTGAGCTTCTTTATCAGCTTTTTCTAGTATCTCTGTAATTAGTCTTTGGGCTTCTAGCTTTTCTTCTTTAGTTGTAGTTAAGTTATCTAAAACTTGCCCCACTTCTTTTATTACATTGCCAGTAAGCCATTCCCATATTTTTTTCATTTGTAAGGAAATATTTTATTTAATTTATCTCTTCTTGCGCTGCAGCCGCAGTCTTTGCCTAATGCTCGATTAGTTTTTTCAACAAAAGCCTTAATACCTGTGGCTTTGGTTATTTTTTCTATAGAATCACCTAATCCTTTTGATTTCATATTATTAGCATTTCCATCTGCGTCTTGCGGCGCAAATTCTTTTTTCTGGTGTTTTACTGCAATTAATGCTGTGCATTTTCATTTGCCCCTTAGATCTCGCGCAGTAAGATGTTCTTCGCGAGCCGCCCCCGGGCTGTGGCGCTTTAAGATTACCCCCGGTTTTTTTATTATAAGCCTTGCGCCCCGCGGCTGTCATCCCAGCACCTTCTTTTGCTGTTAAAAAATGTCTGCCTTTGCCTTTGGTGGTTTTGCGAAGCTTTTTGGCTATTGAGCTTTTTGGTTCTTGAATATACATAAAATTACCTTTTAGATCCGAAGCCTTTCATTTTAAAAGACCCTTTCATTTTCATTACACTTGGCTTTTCATACATCATTTTAGCCGCAGTGTCTTCCTGGTCTTTTCTTTTTTCATCTGCTTCTATTTTAGCAGTTTCAGTTAGAACGGCATTTTGATTTTTTTCTTTATTGGTTTTAGCCTCTAATTCTTGAGCTCTTCTTTTTTCAATGTTTGTTATTTGCGTATCGCGGTTTGTTTCTGATTTAAGCTCTCGTTGAACTTTATTTAGTCGATCTTCCTCTTTTTGCGAAATATTCCCCCTGCCTGTAGACCCTTGGCGAACCCCCTGCTCACCCATTTCTCTTTGGGTTTGTGCATATTTGTTAAAAGATATAGATTCTTGCGCGTTTGCATAATCCTTAGCAGCTCTTCCAAATTGTTTTTTATTTTTAATACCCAATTTTTGGTACTCCTCTAAGCTTTTACCCAGGGTAGCAGCTCTTTGTTCGTCAGTCATACCCGCGTAACCTTTTCTAGCTTTTTTACCAGACATACGCCCTCTGTACAAACCTGCACGACCTCTCTGCCTTTGCTGCCAGTTGTAGTCTGCATCGCCCTGTGTTTGCTTGTATATGGGGTCTTCTTTTTTTACAACTTTATCTTTGCCTTTAACCGTAGTGGTAACTTCTTTTTCAGGACATTGACCAAATTGCTCATGACAGGGTTTTAAACACGGGTTTTTTCTGCATGTTTCTAACCATTCATCATCTGGCGCTTTTTTAGAATTGGGCATTGATTCACCCTTTAAATCCCCGGGTTCATTTGTAATCACAGTTTCGTCCTGGCCTGGAATTACCTCTGTGGACTCCAGACTGCTATATAAGTTGTCCCCTAAAAGTGGGTCCTTCTCTGAGGCGACTTGCTTCATTGGTGAACACTTGCCATTTCTAGCGGCCATTACTCGTTTTGTTATAGGTTTGTTGTACATGTTAGTTTGTTTATTTATTCAACATCTGGTGTTGTTGTTTCCGGAGTCTCTTCCTTTGGAGGCGGCGGTGAGGCTGCTTTTCTTTTTTCACCTTTTGGCATATCAGCGCCGTAATCAACAAATTTAGGTGCTATATCAGCCGCTCCTTGAATTAGCATTGCGCTGGCTTTATAGGGCGAGCTTTTTGCTCTTTGTGTAATTGGATTAACTTTCATAGTTATTATTTTTTTTCTTTATTGTATGCTTCTTTTTCCCATTCAAAATCCCCGCCTTCGGCTTCTGACTTACCTGTTTCCATAGATATTATTTGCCCAGCCTCTCTTTTGTAAACCCTAGATGGAGACTGGGTGTTCTTTTTCCACATAACAGTGTCATTAGTATAATTCAACCGACCTTGGTCCATTTGCTCATGGTGCACATTTTCGTGCTCTACCGCATCTTTCTTTTGGGCATCTGTTGCATCAGTACTAACAAAAGTAGATCCATCTCTATTTGCTTCAGCTAAAATGCCTTCTTCCAAATCCTTTTCAAAAACTGGAGTACTATAAGTGGAAAGCTCTTCATTAATACCGAACAGCTTTCCTTTTGACTTTAGCTTAAAGCTCATAGTTTATTTATTTTTTCTTTTTCTTTTTGTCCTTCCCTACGCCGTAATAACCGCTTTTATAATTTTTAGCCATAGAAGCTTTTTCTTCGTCTTTAGCTGCGGCTTTTTCTTTTTTAGTTTTAGCTTTACCTTTAGCTTTTGTTTTTGCTTTTGCTTTTGGCGTAGATCTACTAGAATAACCCGAACCAGACCCTTTGCTCGTAGTTCTAGACCTTACGGGTTTAGATTTTGAAGCTCTTGTTTTTTTAATGCTGGTCAACTCTTTTTCATACAGATTATTCATCTCATCTGCATTCTTTTCCGTTTTATACCTCTTTATATAAGCCTCAAGTTCTTTCGCTGTTTTTCCAGTAAACTTTGGAGTTTCTTTAACTGGCTCTTTGCCTTTAATTGGGACTTTGCCTTCGTCTTTACTAACCGCTTTTGAAGACTCTGATTTCGATGCCGCTGCTTTTGATTCCGTAGCTGCCTTTGATTTTGTTTGCTTAGCCATAGACGGAATCGCTTTTTGTGGCACCATACCAATATGTCCGCTTGGAGCAATTGCAGGTTCTGTGCTTTGATTAATATTGCCTATACTGAATTCTTTTGTAGGTTTAGTAAGTTGAGCAAACTTTGCTTTTACTCTTGCTGTTATTGGGTTTACTTTTTTCATTGTTTTATTTTTTAACTTTTATTGCCCCTTCTGAAATTGGCTTAGCACCTTCAATTGGTTTCTTTATAGGCTTTTTATCAACTTTTTCTGGTTTTCCAGAACCTTTTTTAGGGGTTATTTTTATGTTTTTGGATTTTGGCCCCGTTCTAGATTTTCTTCTTTTTTGAGCAGCTTTCTTTTTTGCAAGCTCTTTTCTTTTTTCCTCAGGGGTTAGTTCTTGTTTTAAGTCTCGCGTGCCTTTCATTCCCCTAGAGATATTTCTAAGGCCTTCTGTCTGCTTAGCTGCGCTTTTTGGTGATAAGTGTTTTATTTCCCCAGTTGAAAAGTCAACCATATCGTAACCTTTTTTAGCGGCTTTTTTTCCAGCCCTATTCATTTTACGCTTTTGTTTTTTATAGCTTCTTTTTTCTAGTCTTCGAACTTTTGGATTTAATGAGTCACCTGTTTTTGGATCGACTTCGCCAATTCCGCCCGCCTTTTCAATTTTATCGTCAAACTTCATTTCTACGGCTTTAGCCGCTTCAAATTGAGCTGTTTCTACAGGATCTACGCCTAGTTGCTTAGCCATAGAAGCTTTTTCTCCGGATTCTAAAATCTTTTGCTTTAAAGCATCAGGAAGATTTTTTTGTTTACCAATCAAAGCTTTTAAAGCTGGTGATTTGGGCGATTGTTTATATGCCATGATTTATGTTATTTATAATTATCTATCTTTATCTTTAATCATATCATCAATAGCTTTGTTGTATACTTTGTCTGTATATGATTGGTTGTTGTAAAATTTACTTCTAGAAGATACCGGCAGATCTTCTTCTGCTAGCATTATTCTATATATTCTTTTGATTAAAGTTTGGCACTTAAAGGAAGTTTTATAAACAGTAAATTTTGAAGTAGTTCTGTTTCTTTGTTTAAAAACATCTATCCAACCTTCTTTTCTTAGTCTTTCCCATCTAGACTTATCCCATGAATAAGTATAAACGCCATTAATAAAATCATTACGCGTAAAACGGACTTTGCAATCCAAATAGATTAAAAGTTCTAAATCAGCGTCTTTTAAGTTGTAAGTTTTACAGGCCCATTTCCTAATAAGCCTGTAATACTTCAACAAATTTATTTCTTTAATATAAGCAGAGTCTAACCTCATTCCACTATTACTATGTCTGTAACTTTTATAACATAGTAAAGACCATCTTTATGTTCAATGCCATGGCCCGCGTGTTTATCATATCTGACTATATCCCCCTTTTTTAATACGGGAACTTTGTCGCCCACGCTTATTACCTTACCTTTTAAGTATCTAACCTCTTTGTCTTGAGATTCCGTCAGTTCAAGGCCACCTACTTTCTTCGGCGCCTCTTTTATTTTGTCTACTACTACATAATAATTAATTGCCTGCATCGTCTAATCTTTTATTACTGATTACACAGTCTGCTGATATAATAGTAGTGGCAACAGATACTGCGTTTTTGAGCGCCGATTTTGTAACCAAAACCGGGTCTATAATGCCATGCTTAATCATATTAACTTCCTTGCCGGTTTTTACATCTATACCAGTGTTAGGCTTATCATGGCATCCGCATCCGTCAATCCCCGCGTTATGCAATATTGTAAAATACGGAGCTGCTATTGCATTTAAAAGTATCTCTTCTCCTAACCCTTCAGGCTCAATAGTTGTAGCTGCGTTTAGTAAAGCTACACCCCCGCCTGCAACAATACCTTCTTTTAATGCGGCCTTTGTTGCGTGGATAGCGTCTTCAACCCTGTCTTTCTTTTCTTTTAATTCTATTTTAGAATCACCACCTACCTTTATGATACCAACAATTCCGGATAGCATTGCTAATCTTTGCTCAAGCTTTCTTTTTATAAAACCGTTTTTCTCGTCTTTAATCTTAGATCTTACGCTTTCAATACGCTCTGTCAAATCTTCGCCTAGGTCACCTATTTGTAATACCGTGTTTTTGTTATCAGTAACACATTTCACAGCTTCACCCAATACCGAGGGCTCTATTAGGTCTAAGTCATCTCCTAGCTCCTCATTTATAAGCTTAGCTCCTGTCAGGAAAGCCAGGTCTTCCATTGAGTCCATTCTTGTTGGGCCAAATCCAGGTGGATCTACAATGTTAACTTTAAGATTGCCTTTAACTTTATTTGCAACCAGTGTTGCATAAGGCTGTTGCTCTATATCGGCAACTATGAGTAAGGCTCTTTTTTCTTTTATTACAAACTCCAATACGCTTTGTATTTTGCGTATACTAGGAATTTTTGAACCTACAATTAATATGTAGGGGTTCTCTAATACACTTAATAACTTATCTTTATTAGTTGCCAAGTGTTGGGATTTTAATCCGCTTTCAAATTGCGCTCCGTCAACAAAATCAACATAAGTTTCATTTGTTTCAGATTCTTCCATTAATACGACGCCATCGCTGCCAACCTTTTCGTAAGCTTCTCCAATTTTGGCTCCAAGCTGTGTATCGTTGTTACAGCTAATAGAAGCAACATTATGTAACATCTTTCCTTTAATAGGAGTACTGGTCTTATCAAGATATACTTTAACTTTGTCAGCGCCGCTAAGAATGCCATCTTTAAGGTTTCTAGTCGTTTCTTCATGCTCTGTTTCGTTTATATTTTTTAAAATAGAATAAGCCAGGAGGGTAGCTGTGGTTGTGCCATCTCCTGCCTCATTAACTGTATTGCTAGCCGCTTCCTTTATTAAGGTCGCACCTATGTTTTCAACCGGGTCTATTAAGACTACGCTTTCTGCAACGGTTACACCGTCTTTTGTTATCACCGGTCGTCCTCTTGCGTCTTCAAATATTACGCATTTTCCAGAAGCACCCAATGTGCTTTTAACTGCGTTTGTTAATTTTTCTACGCCGGACATAATTTTGTTACTGGCTGCCTCGCCAAATGCCAAATCTTTTACAATCTGGCTAGGGTTATTAAATTCCATTAAATTAAATTTTAAATATTACTTAAATGTTTTTATTACTTTTGGTCCGTTTAGAAATTCTAGCTTCTTTTCGTAATGCTCAATAGTTTTATCTATTGATGTTTCAGCTGCTTCTAAAGTTTCTCTTCTAGTTACATCATGCCATTTTTCGCAGCACTGATCTTTTTCTGGGTCACAAGGACAATCGATGTCTTTGTATTCCGTTTGGTAATATCCGTTTGGTAACTGAACAATTCTCCAGTTTGCTTTATCAGCAATATGGTTCCATAGTTTTAAACGGTCTTTGTCTGGTTGTGGTTGACTAGTCCACGTATTAGTCGAGTAATAAACTGTCATTGGTTTTGGTTTTTATGTTATTATTTGGTTTGCACTATCCCGTGCAGGGTATATTTATTTTACCAAGGCACGTCCTTGGAAGCAAATGTGGGAGCAATAAGCTCTTCAATTTTTTTATCCAAAGTTTCTTTTAGTCCTTCAGTATCTAAGCCAGCGCTTTCAAGCCAACCCACTATATCTGATTCCTTTAAGTCTTCAAAGGCAATATAATTGTTGGGATCAGCTCCTGTTATAACTTGAGTTCCTATTAATCTAGCTGAATACTCGTTATCATCCGAATCTTTTTGATCAGAAATAGCTGTGTAGCTCCAATGTATATTGTAAACCATATCCGCCATGCCGCCTCCCTGCGTTCGTACATCAAGCTTGTTTATTTTCCAATTATATGTATTTGCCATTTTTTTTATTTATTTATTTTACTCTAAGGTTATTGCTTAACCATTACGATCCCTGCTACATTAAGAGGTGCAGCCCCAGCCCCACTGGTTTGATACAGCTCATTTTGGGCAATTCCACCTGTGCCAGCTGCTGCATCATCCGCAAAGCTTTGCAAAGCAGTCATTTTAACTTTTTTAGTAATTGTTACTAAAGTGTCTGTAACAGAAAGCGGAACTGACCCAAAACCGGTAATTGTTGAAAAAGAATTACAGGTCATGTTAACAGCATCCCATTTTGTAGTGGTGTTGCCAATTGCAAGATTTTTTGTGCCCGGATTAAAGTTTACTACATTAGCACCTATTATGGTGGTAGCTGCATCTGGAAATATTAAGCTAGAGCCAGTGAGTGTAGCTTTTTCAGAAGCTAAGTTTGTTGTCTGTATGGCCCCGACTACGTCAAGCTTCGCGGTGGGTATGGTAGCCCCAATGCCTACGTTGCCAGTAAATGTGGCTGAAGCGCCAGTGGTGTTGGTCCCTGTGAAATAGGAAGGCTGCTCAAAATATGTTGATTTAATAACAGGTAGAGCTGAGTCTGTTTGGTTGGTCTCCATTTTTACATGGTTATTACCACCCGTTTGAAGTATCATTCTACCTCTTTGTGCGGTGCCGGCCTCTGAGGTTCCATCTACTCTGTCAATCTGAATAGCACATTCATTGAATTGTCCCTGTGTATTATCGGTATCAGCCTCAAATTGCACTTTAATACCCCCGTCTTGAGGGGCAGAGTCGTTTGTTGCTTTTATTAGCATTTGATTACCCGCAGCTTTATTAGAAACAAATTGCGCGTCTCCGTCAATATTAATCGTTTTTCCTGAGCTAAAGCCCATAGCTGATTCGCTTATTATTAGCTCATTACTTGTGGAGTTCCATTTAAATGCCGAATCAGAAGTTAAAGTTCTAGTGCTCATGCCGGCGGATCCATCCCAAAACGCAACATAACCGCCCCCGCCTGTGCTAGAAGTCTGCAATGCACCTGTTCCGTCTATATATTGGCCTACTGTTCCCGCCCCTGTGACAGCAAATGTGCCGCTGCTGGTTATTGGAGAGCCAGAAACAGAAAATGCTGCTGGCATACTTAAACCTACACTAGATACTGTGCCTAGCCCGGCTATCATATAAGCCTTTAGGTCGCTAATTTTAAAATTTTTAGTAGCATCTGAATTATCTGCATCCGTTCCGATCAACTTATCGTTGTCGCTTATGGTAATATCGTTATTATATGTGGTAATTCTTGCCATGTGTTAGTTTGTGTTGTAGTTATTTCCCCCTTCGTGCTTAGTTCCTAGCCCTTCATTGCCTCTGTTTGACTTAACAGACACAAATTTTTGCCTTTTATGGTCATAATCTTGACCTACGGCCTCAGATGGGTTTTTTCTTCGTTCTCTTTGAGCATGCGCTTTCTTAGCTTTCCTAGCAGGAGACATTGCATAGGCCTTATCTCTTGCCGCCTTGTCTCTTCTTGCTTGGGGGGAAAGTTGTTGTCTCATACATTGTATGATTACGCCTGTTTTTTAATACTTAAAAAAATAAATAGTGTGACAATAGCTACTTACTATTATATATAACTACCTAATGTCACCTTTATAGGGAAAAAATTTTTAATTTTTGCTAAAAACACAGCTTTTTTGGAATAGTTAGACATATAGAAGTTATGGGCAACACTATACATATATATAACCACATACGAAAGGGAAAGTTACTTTATTTTGGCCAGCCCCCTTGTCTTTTATTGCGTTTCAGGGATCGTTCCGGGTTTCCAGGGCCGGGTCCGGGTAGCTGCATGGCTGTGCCTCGACTAATTTTCTGCCAGAGTTTGGGCTTTTGCTGGGATCCCGCGAGCGGCAGCGTAGCAGCGCGGAGCGCAAGCGTATAGCATTTACAGTCTAGGTACGAAGTGTATTAGATAATATAAGTGAATATAAAAATTAATACAATGACTTCTAAAATATTTCCACATACTAAAACATATTTCAAAATATACTACTCACCTCAACACAAACTATATGACTTCACTGTCTTTGATATTACAAATGACCAAGTCATTTACCACTATCACTTCTCAAACCTTAAACAAATTAATAAACTAATACAAGAATACAAATGAAAACTATAACTAAACTAATCAAGACTCTGACCAGTAACATAACACTGGGCAACATGCACGAAACCATTAACCACTAAATAATTAAACTATGTCAAACAAATCTTACACACTATTAAAAATAAGCTGGAGGATCTTCAAGGAAGATTACTGGAAGCTGACTGACGAACAGAAATCTGAAGTGCTGGATATATACGA